CTATCGCGTTGTGCATCTTCAAAAGCACGTACTGCTTCTTCGTCTCTGAAAATCTCGTCTCTTGCGTCCTTCTGCAACGATAGCTTTGTTTCTATACTGTCTATGTACTGACCCATCAATTGGTCTAATGCAGGGTTTGGGCGAGTTACATCCCTTGAACTAATTATCTTACCGGTTTTATCGTATGTATTCTCTCTCGTTGTAAGAAACAGCTGTTTTGGGTCTTTTAATATGTCAAGAATCTCTTTAGAAAAACCGGGTATTTTATCATCTTTCAGGAGTTCTTTAATGCTTCTCTGAGAAAGACCTGTTACTTCCATCAAAACATCACTTTCAGCGTTTTCTGTATCGGTATTACCTTCTACTTCTTCTACTGCTTTTTCAACATCTTCACCGGCTATAACATAATTTACTACATTTGTTTTTCCCTGAAGGCTATTAGCAAAAGCCTCAAATTCGGCTATTGAATTGAACACCTGTCCGGGGCTAGCCTTTTTTGCCTGTTCGTTGTAAATTGCCTGTCCTAACGCATCTATAAAAACATCATCTTTTTTCCAATCACCAAATCCGGGATTTGTTGTATACACGGGATACTTTCCCATCATTACACCACTTGCACCTACGGTTTCCCACCTTGGTGGCTTAGGGTTTAATTTCATAATTTCGATGCTATATTCGTTATATAAATTTTGAACTATCTTGTTGTTGTCTTTTTTTAAAGCGTCTTCGTCTAATCGATATAACAACTCTTTTTTTGATGCACTAAGAAGTGCCTTGAACGGAAGATTTGAAATTTTATTAAAATCCTGTAAATGAGAAAACCCTAATACTATAGCCTCGTTTTCTTCCTCTCCGTTTGCACTTTGGTTTTGTTGTACCACAGTTGTTGTATCTGTATCTGTACCTGTATCTACGGCTACGGTATTAGTTGTATTAACAGTATTAGCAGCGTTAGTTGTATTAGCAGCGTTATTATTTTGCGCTTCTGCATCTGATACCCATACTACTTCTTCTTGGTAAGTAAATGGATTTAATTGTGTTATAAACGGCATTATAATACCCTCTTATCTGTTTGCTTGTAAGCCGACTCGAACATACCTAGTCCTTGTTGTTTTTTCTGTTTTGGTGGAGATATGGTTCCAACCTTACCTAAAGATTTTTCTATCTGATTAAAATACAATTTCACCGATTCATCAAATCTTTGTATCGCCATTTCTATTGGATGTTGTGGTTTTGGCATTATCCTCTTGCTCCCGGAGATATGTCAGCAGCAGGAACTCTTACGTTACCTGTTCGAGGCCCAGCTATTGCTGCTCCTGCCTGATTCATCTCCTGTATAGAACCCGGAATTACGGGTCTTGTGCTTTGTGCTGCTCTAGCGTTCATATTAGTTCTTGGTGGTTGATTTACACTAGAGTAATTACCCGGATTAGGTAATTGTTGCGCTCCTTGTGTATTTAAAATATTTTGCGCCATATTCTGCGCCTGCATATCACTTAGTCTGCCACCACCGGACATAGTCGCAGCCTGTAATATTTGAGATATAGTCGGCACTCTTGATGCAGCCAATTGCTGCAACGAAGCCTGTACCTGTTCGGAGTTCATAAACCCTTCTTCAAGTAATTTTGCTCTTACTTCAAGAGGATTAGCTACTCCG